ATCTTAGGGGCTCTTTCAAATGGAATATGAATCTCATCCTTATTCTTCTTCTCAAGCGTTATTCCTTCAGTGATGATAGAGAACAACCTCTCGAAGTCAAAACCCTTGCTAACGTCATCAAACACTAACACTTGAGTGTCTACCTGAACTCGTTGGTATGGGAATGACTTCTGAAAACTAAATCCCTTACCATCAATAACAACCATCTTCTTCATGTGACTGACTGACTTAACGAATATACCTTTACCAGTACCACCTTCGGGATTGTCCGATATGACCTCATCGTTCAATATGACAGCTGGACAGTAGCTTGCTGGCTTATGACTGTGCATCAGATAGCCAATTGTTGACTCAACGGATTTAATTCGTTCCTTCTCACTGCCAGATATGTTACTGATAAATTTGATAAACTCGCACTCCTCAAAGGAGGTCTCACTAAAGTCTCTATTTATACGCTGATCTTTCCAAACAAGTCCTTTTAAGTCCTTATAGTCAATCAAATTAATTCCATTTCTGGTGATCTTAACAGCACAATTATTGTAATACAAGTAAGCTATATCATTTGTATCCATCATAAAATTAGCTTCTATTTTAGGTAAGAAATTAAGAAATCCTTCAGTAAAGAACTTAGTGTTAACTGCAAAGAAGTTATAGATAGACATATCTCCAGTACTGTACAAGTACTCAAGTATATAGTCTTTAATAATATCCTCGTTGGCATCACTAATAATGTTATCTACAACTCTAATGAACACAAAGTTTACAGATCCTTCAGGATAGTACTTATAGAATCCATTATCTTGTAGATACAACCTAAACAAGTGAGGAACTAACTCAACCTTACCCTTGCTAGATTTGGTCCAGAATGTATTAAAGTCTTCATCTGTATCAGTGAAATCATCAACAACATCGCTACCATACTTATCAGCTACTTGTTCTATTGGAATACCTGACTTAATCTCGTTCTGTATAGCAATAGTTTTGTCAATGTCTTCATAGAACTTAGTGTTATGTGAGGATGTATTTCTGTATGAACTCTCAATGATATTAACAATCTCTCTTGACATATCACCATCGGTATCATAAGAATCTAATACTTGCTTAGCTGTCTGTCTGTCTATACCGAACTCATTTAATGCACAAGCCAATACAAAAAGATTATTATTACGCTGTCCTGGAATCATTCCGTAATTCTTAGCCCACCACAATGTTAACCTTCTTGTTATCTCATTGGTGTCATTGACCTTTATCATCGGTCTATCATCCTTCTTGAACTCCTCAATACTATCCATGTCAGACCAAATAAACGACAACTCGTTTACATAAATGTATGGATCATAAGACTCGTAACATACACGACTGATGTTTTTACTTGTGGTATCAAACTCTTCACAATCGTAATGTTTTTCAAGAGCATTGAAATACTTCTTGTGATTCATTGGATCTTTAGGTATTCTAACAAGAACCTTTAGACCATCACCAGATGGTGAGATGAATACACAGTATGAATAATTATCATTGATCAACTCCTCACGCTTAGAGAACAAATGTTGCTCATCTCTAAATCCATCGAAGTCAATGCATATAATTCCACTGTGCTCAACAATACAGTTGTCGGCACGCTTGGAGAACTGACCTGAGAAACAGATCGCTGGAAGCTTCTTCTTGCGTTCATTACGAAGGTCTTTAGAGACCTCGGAACGCACCGCCTCAACTAACTCCTTAGATTTACCACTTTTGATTCTTTCTATAGCGACACTTACATCAACATGAAATGGTGTTGTGGTGTCATTGATGGATTTGAAATAGGTTATCATATTCTTTGGTATCGTTTAAATATTTTTTGTCATTAAGGTATATGTCATTCATTGCTAGACCATGCATTACAGTTGCATGATCTCTTCCAAAATATTCACCGATCCTTTGTAATGGCATTCCTTTATCTCTCATCTTTCGGTATAGATAGCATCTCTTATGCTTTAATGATTCTTTTCTTGAAGGACCATTAAGACCATCTTTCTCTACCAATACCGATACTTTTTTTAATAGCTCAGCAATACTAATATCCGTTATCACTGAGCCACAGTGGCTACATATCTCCATACTTATCATTATAATATTGTTTTGCTAACTCAGGAATAAACTCCATGCTACTAAATGGTTTTGGCATCCACATGGCAGCATTTATTATCTGTTGTTGTTCGATTTGTTGTGCTTGCATTATTAATCCAAGTACTTCCATAAATGTCATATCAGATTGAATTTTATCTTCTAACCACTCTACTGCTGTTTTCTCCATTCTATTTCTTTTTTAATTAATTCTAAATGCCAATCAGCACCTCCGTAATCAAGTACTGCTTCCAGATGGTCGTCAGTCATGTTACATAATGGTATCCATGTAAGCGGTTCATCGCCATTTACTCCTCTACTGCCACGATTGGCATACTGTCTTACAAGTTGGAAGTCATCATCTGCATATATGGTGTACAAAGAAAGTTTTCTCATATCTTTTCCACCGTATCTCAGATAAGCTGTTCCACCATCTACCATCGTTTCGTTCTTACAACCGCACGTTTGGTAGTCGTGTCTATGGTAGCTTACTAATGTTTTTAAACACTCTAAACAAGTTACCGAGTTATATACTATCTGGTCGTTCATCGCTCCAAAGCATTAAGTAATTTATCAGCCAACTCAATAGACATATAGATGACTTCATCTGAACTCATGTCACTATGTATCAACGACTTCATTGCCTCAATAGCAATATGTTCTCTCTTTGTAAATCCAGGATTGAATTTCGATGTTGTACTCACTGGCATTGCGCCTTTGTTTCCGTTTGGTGTCATAATTTATTGATTTTAGTTATATACTCTTCTTGAATACTTGTGTTTGCTCCTATGTAATATCCTTCTCTCATTTTGAATGCCCGATATTCAAATGGCTGATCTTTATAATTTGTATATACAATGTACTGATTATCAGGATCAAATCGTGCGTGGAACACTTGAGTGTCTTCTTGTTCTTCTAAACTTTTCTTGTACCACTCACTTTTGTTCATCCAATCGAACAATCTTTCTCTCTCATCTTCAGTCATCTGATGCCAATATTTACTGGTGAGGTGTTGCCAAAACATAGCCCTAGCTATTGGTCTTGGTGGTATGCAAGCCTCAGCTAAAAAAGCTAGCTCAAAGAAATCAATTTCGAATTTGCTCATGTCCATGATATTTTAAAAATAAATACTCCGCCTGATCGGTAACCGTATAACCATTCAAGTGGTCAGTTATCACAATCATGGCTTGCCTTAGTAATTCTTCTTGTTGAGATAACTTCTCGAGATATAGGATGGCATCCATCAATTCTTGCTTCATGTGAATCTGCCATTCTAACGTACTTAAATCCTTTCGGTCTAAGGTTGTGTTGTACTTCTTAATTCCAACGGCTGAGCGTTCTCTAAACTGCTCAATGACCGACTCTACTACTGTGTCTTTCATTTGATTTAATTATTAGTTAATAAAAACGCTTGTCTTTCCAAGCTGTCAATTGACTTTAAGTATTCAATCAGTAGCATCAGCTACACTATCTATCAAGGACGGTAATATCCCATAGACATTGTGGCTTCTATATTACCCATACCACAAAAGTGTAGCAAGGATAGGATTCAAACCTATTTCGTCCTTCCAGTCCTTTCAGACCTGATAATGAAGGGTGTTACCAATATACACCACCTTGCTATGTAGCCGTCTTTCCGAGCTGTCAATAGTTTAACCGTTCTTCTCGAACGATCGACATCACTATAAGTGTCAAGTGAGTAAGATTTGAACTTACAATTGGACAGAATGAATGATTCCAACCTTAGACATTCTTTTGCGTCTACCAGTTCCGCCATCACTTGATTTACCAGTCTTTCCTGGTCGTCACCCCTATCCCATAGGTATTACCCATATCGTAGTAAAGCTTGGGAGGCTATTTAGTTAAAGACATCCAGCTACCAACATAGAATGGCATCATAGCCCATCCAAATGTTATAGATAGTAAAAATTTTAATGCGACATTAACGATACCATCAGTCTCGTTATGAGTTACTCCCAGCGTAAATAACGCTGAGAATAACATATAAATTACTACACCTAACATCAGAACGGTAATGCATCGTTAGCTACTGGAGTAGGGTTACTTGGAGCTGGACTGCTACCATTCTTCTCAATTCTAAAAGCTTGTAGGCTATTAAAGTACTTAACGTCACCAGTTGGACTAACCCACTCACGACCACGAAGATTGAAGCTTACCTCAACCTCTTGACCTTCCATAAAGGTATCAAGCAAGGCAACCTTGTCTTGAGTAAACTCCATCTGAATATCTTGAGGGTATTGAACCTCAGATAGATCTGTTACAACGAACTCTCTTTTAGAAAAAGTCGGTGACACTTGCTGTGTCGGCTTGATCACCTTGATCACGCCATTTAGTTTAAATGAACTCATTTGTTTTTATTATTTAATTGTTGATAATACTCATTTGCATACTTAATTGCCACCTCAACACGACCTTCAATCTTCTTGATGTCAGCGTCAGTTAACTCAACCTCGCATACTGTTACTCTAAGGTTGTCATCCAAGTTGTCAGCGTAGTGTAGACTGTCGTTCTCCCATTCAGGTTTTATATCCTCTGGAGTTGTTACTAACACATGAGCTACCTCACCATGTCTCCATTGTTCGCCAGTCATTTTAGTTAAGATGTATAGATATGTCTTAACTTGCCACTGGTATCCAATATCGTAAGCTTTCTCTTTTGTTTTCGGGAACGTTTTCTTTGTCCATGATGACTTAATGTCAATCACTCTTTTGTTCACTACATCGACAACGTCAGGATGACCTTTCAATATACCATACTCTAATTCGTAATACTGATCTCCTTCTACTAACTTCTTGTGATCCGTAAAGAACAATCTGTTGTAGATCTCAATTGAAGCATCCTCTACAGCCCATCCTTTCTGAGTCTTTGGATTGGAGAAGTCCTCGTAATAGTCGTAGACAACCCTATCGACATACTCCTCGATCAGCGTCTTCGCCCCAGCCGATAATTCCACTGGAGCGTCACGCTTCACAATCAGCTCGTCTCTCTTCTCTGCTTGCTTCTCAGTTAGCTTGATCTTATTCATTAACTCATCAAGCATCTCTGCTTGCTTGTCTGTTAGCCCATCTTCACCTAGGAATACTGGACTACATGATGATGGTCTAAGCTTCAGCATCCTTCAATTGTTTTAACTGATCAGCCGTTAACTTGTACTGACCAACAATCTTAGCAACCGTTGTTGCTTTTGACTTAACTGAATCAATTGCTACTTGCAACTTATCCTCTGGTAATGATGGTAGCTCATTCTTTGGCAATGGTCGTGTGCTGAATCGTAATGCCTCAACCATACCTTGTGGACTCTTAACCTTCTCTGTTCCAAGAACGATCTGCTTACCTACATAGTCGTCAGGGTTGAACGAGTTAAAGAACGTCTCAAGACGTTTGAAGTTTGTTCTGTTGGATACCATGGACTTAGTGAACTCCTTAAGCTTAATGAAAACCTTTTGTTCCTTACCCATCTCTCCAACGAATTCGCCTTGATAGATCTTCTCAATGGTGACCACTCTTGGATCGTATTTACCATTTACCTCCAGATCCCATGCTCCGAGATACTTATTGTCGGACATCATGTTCCGCCAATGTGTTTGTTGTGTACTCATTTTATTTGATTTGATTTTGTTACTTGATTGTAGTACTCTCGAGCATCTGTAAGATATGCTCTGTTCTCATTATTAAACATCTCACCAATCTCTGTACCTTGCATATAGGCATCTATGATCTCTTGCTTATGCATCTCTATCGCCTTGTTGTATGCTTTTTTGAATGATGGAGCTAACTGATCCCCAAAGTATTCATGTATTAAATAGTCTACTGCTGTCATCTGATTTAAAGTTGGGCGTCAAAGTTAACTAACATTTGTTGAAATTCCAATAATTTTTCATTATTTTTTTCAACTCTTTTTCTAAGCATCTCTTTATCAACAGCTTCTGTGGTTAGCAAATACTCCTGAAGACCTATCTTCTTTTTAAGTACATCAATGTTTACAGTTATACATCCAACCTCCCAGCCAAGGTCATTGAAGACCTTGAGCTGATTAGCTGTTACCCTTTCAAAATTCTCTGATGGTGTCATTGTATTCTTTATCTCTATTCTGCCATCCTTATCGAACCGTTCGATCTTTACACCCATGTCAATGTAGTACTCACTGTTGTTGGTTTGGTATGGTTTTACCTTACTCAATAAATCATTCCATGCTTTCATATCATTCGTATGTTAGTTCTACAATAACACCATCGTTGTCAATCACGTCAAACAAATGGTTTTTCTTTTTCTTAATAGTGGCAAACAAGATGTCATACTTACCCTCAAACCTTACAATAACACCAACGTTTACCATGCCTTTAGCATTAGACTTGAAGGAATCAAAGATTACTGGATTGTTACCCCAATTTATAACCATAGATGTTGTGTCACACCCATTCATATCAACTATCGCCCTATATCTCTCAACTGCCTCCTTTTCCGTTTTGACCGTCAACATGTACGAGCCATCATCAAAAACCTCAAAGCCAGATAATCCAACAATCTGGGTGAATGCCGTAATGTTGATACTCAACATGACAGCAATAATTACTAAATTTTGCATATTACAACGTATAAAATGTTTAAAAATGATAATAACATTATTGGTAAACTTACCAATAAAACAACCGTCCGAATAACGTGGTTGTTTATCTTACAAGCCATCATAAGTACCTCGTACATTAAGAATGGGAATAAAATGGTTAAGATGATAAAATACATACATAAAGAATTTGATTGTGAACATTCGCCTTGGCTATGGCATCCTCATAACTTGATGCCTCTAATGTTATACCAGTGCATAGCTCGTCTGATATAGCGTAACAGATGTGATACCTTTTCATAAATTTGAAAGATTAAAATTAATAATATGACTATCCACCCAAATAGAATGGCTATAATATATGTTTCCCAATTATACCTAATCGACAAACCTGATTCCATGCATACCAAAATGGATAGCAAGAATGAAATAATAAAGTAGTACATCATAGGTCTCTAAGTTTAGCTGCAAACTCATAGTCCTCTACATCTACCGCCCTCTGTAGTGCCTTGTCCTTGTCAGCAAGCAACACGAACTCATCTGTAGGTGTCCACATCATACCGCCAGTGTGTAACATCGTACCGCACTTACACTTAACAGCTTGAAAGTTAGTACGTTGTCCTATGTTTATTAAATGACGCAAACAATATATACAGTGAGTGGTCTCATTAACTAAGTACACACTACCCTTTCGCCTAAATTGACTCTGCTCATTCGGAGCGTCCGACAGAGCGATTACTTTATCTCCTTGTTTCATGTTCCCTAAAATTATAGTGAGGTCGCATTACCTCATCTCTGTTAATACCATCGAGGTAGCCTTGAACATACCCAGTGTTCACATCCAAGGCTCTCTGCCTATTCTCTATCTGATAGAGCTTATCTTTAAGCTCATTATTCGTGATTTGTAGCTCACGAATGAGCTCATCTACAACCATGTTATTGATTTTATTTGGCTACCAACATACTTATTGACAATATAGTCATAAGCCTTCGAAATAGTGCTGTTCTCTAAGGTCGCTCTTCTTACCTCTCCTTTGTATTTATATATTATCTCTATCATATTGTTTAATTAAGTCCGACTGCTCCTGAATTCTTTTATCCTTATGTCTCAACTTGGCTGACTTCCTAAACGAGTCAGCGTGCAAGTCCTTTAGGTTTTCTAATAGACTATCAAAACGAGCTCTGAGCCTAATGTTTTTCTCGTACTCCATCTCATTTTTCTTCTTAAATTCAGCCAATAGCCGAAGCGTGATTGCATTACTGACTATCAGCAATACAATTAAACCTGTTTCTATGTTCATATTATTTGTTTATAGCGAGACATCTTTATCCCATGTTTATTTATTTTGTGCAACCCTAATTCTGAATTTAATTTTCGTGTTTCTTTATTTTGCATTCTTGATGGTGTTACAACCCATACATCATCATTGCCATCAATTATGTTTATGTTTTGACTATGTAAATATTCTGAAATATCTTTCATGGCAATTCTGGCTGAATAACTTTCTTGCATATCATTCTGATTTAAAGGTTTCTTTGTAGTATTGTTCTGCTCTTTCTTTTGAAACTAAATATTCTTCATCTGATATTTCTCCATCTTCATATAGTGTTAAATCAATTAATGCTTGACTATAACTATTACATATTTGCTCTTTTTCTATTTTTTTGGCTTGTTTAATTAGTTTTTTAATTGTAAAATTTCTAAGACTTATTTCTTCAATTTTATAAGCTATTGCTAATGCTTCAGCTAACCATTCTACTGCTGTCTGTTTCATTTTATTGTAATTTAAAAGTTAAATAATCTTTGTAAAAAACTTTTCGGTTGTGTTTTTTCAAGTATTGCCACAATTATTTCTGTATTTACTTGCTCTTGACCAGCAGGTAATGTTGTAAACCAATCTTCACCTAAAAAATGGTTTGTTAATATTTTAAATGCCTCTTCTGATGTTGTAGGTGGAGGACATATTCCATAGTCAATTTTTGACTTTTTTCTTTGTTCTTCTAAAAATTGTTCTGCTGTCATCTTATTTCTTTTTAAATTTCCTAACTATTATTACTACTGCATAACACATTAACAAACCAATAAACATTCCTTCAAATCCTCCAATTATTTGTTTCATACTATTTCTTTTTAAATTGTTCAAACCATTCTTTAAATGCACCAAAATGTTTGAATTCTTTTTCACCAAATGTATAAGCATCTCTTACTATTTTTTCAACTTCTTCCTCACTATACATTCTTTCTTGTTGCCATTTAACACCTGCAATAAATAAAGTTTCATCTTTGAATAACCCACTATTTACTGCTCTTTTTGATGCTTCTTCTAATGTTTCACTAACAGGTGGCTCCCATACTTTACCTGTATATGGTATATGTTTAGTTTCTTCTTTAATAAGCTTTCCTTGATTATCAAAAAATAATTGATTGCCATTTTCAGAAAAAACAAGTGGGTGTTTATATTCTTCTTCTTGTGGAATTATTAGTTGATAACTATAGTGAGTGCTTGGATTTCCTTCTTTCCATATATCTGCAACCTCAACACTCTCACAACTATTGTTATCAACAAACCATTCTAAAAACTTATCATCAATAGATTGAACACCATCTGCAATTAAGTCTTGGTCTGTTGTTAGGATGATTTTAGAACCTTCATTATTAAAATCAGTATATAAAAGTAAATCTTCTTTAGTTACTTTATGAACCCATTCTTTATCTATGTGTTTCACAAATAATTTAACCCAATCACCTTCTTTAATTTCTTCTGAATTAGTGATGTATAAGTTTTGGTTTGTGCAATCTGAATAAGACTTTGCTTCCATACTTAAAAATAAAGTATTGTGTCTATTTATTTGTAACCTACTTGGTTTCTCCGTTGGTAATAAATGTATGTTTTTCATACTATTTCTTTTTAAATTGTTTACAACTTTTCTTAGCTTCTTTTTCTTTTTGTTTTTGTTCTATAATTTCAATCAACTTCTCAAGACAAACAAGGTCTGCTTCTTCATAAGTTGCTGTGTTAGATACTCCAATTTCTAAATATTCATTATCATTAATCCAAATGTAAAAGTCATAACTTTTTTTACCTGTTATAATTTGTGGTTTTAGATATGAATCTAAATTATACTTCTCTCTAAACCATCTAAATGCTTGTGAGTATGTTGGTGCTGCAACTCTAAGTGAATTAAAATCGTTGACATAAAACTTGCTGCTTTGAGTACCATTAATTCTAAATCCTGAAGAATACAATCTTACCATATCTGTTACACTAAAATTTTGTTCATCAAATCCTGACCACATAGCAAAACATGATCCATCATATCTAAGTTGCTTCATTCTTAAAGCTAACTCGTAAGGTATAAATTCTTTTTCCATTTCTTTGGCTTCTGCTAATTCATTAGAGTATTTACAAACATCTTCTAAAGACATTTTCTCAATTAGTTGGTCTACTGCTGTTTTCATAAGTCCTCAATGCTTTTTGGTTTATAATTCATTAAATGTGCGTCAACGTTAAAGTATTTTCTCAATGTAGGTGTCGGTTTGCTACCCTCATCCAAGTAACTGTCGTTCACAATCACCTCCTCAAGTCTGTTGATATGATGGATGTGAGCATGGATATTCCCCCTATAGAATTGTGCCTCGTTAGGATGGATAGGTACATGCGTCAATATAAATCCCTTGTAGTCAACAGCACCAGCTACACTATCTACATACTGTAACAAATGCTTAATGTCCTGGTGTCTATCATGGTTACCCAACACAACTATCTTCCTACCTTTCAGCATGTCTAACTTATAATAACTCCTCGCCCTCTCCATCGTTACATCGCCTATAATATAGGTAGTATCTCGCTTATTGACAACGCTGTTCCACTGACTTATCAAATGGTTGTCATGCTCCTCCGCACTACTGAAACCTCGGTACTTAGCAACGCTCTCATGCCCTAAATGTAGGCATCCTAAAAATCTAACTATCATAGCTCTAATTTTATGTTATTGATTAATTGATTGTCGTACTGCTGATTTACAGAATCGTAAGCTTGCAACATATAGCTCAACCATTCTTTCTGACTACCGAAATTATTTCTAGGCTCGTAGTCGAAGTGAACGAAAATTCTCATCTCGTTGATTGTTACCTCCGCCCATTCATCTAAGTCTGTGAAGAATACATCTACTTCTTCATCACCACCAAACAAGGTTGCCTGACGTGTGATTGGATTTAATATTGCTTTCATATTTATAAATTTTAATTTATAATCATTTTTTTAGTTTTCGGACAATAAACTCATGCATAAACTCCTCAAAGCTCTCATCCTCCCAAGTGTTATCTTGGTCGTATGTCAGTACGAACTCATCCGCTAACTCAATAACTCGGTCAATCTCTTGCCATACCGACTGGCTGTGATAGCCTCCCCAAAAGTAGAAGGCTATGAATAACTTCTTGTCTCTTTCCATTAGTCTAAGTTTTGAAAATAATCAATACGCATGAATAAAGGCTCTAAATACTTGTTCACCCTATCGTACACCATGTCATCGAAGAAACCTCCGACAACGTCATCAAAGTCATCACCCAATAAATCTCTTACGATATTCTCATATACCGCATCTGAATTTTTATTTATTAAGATAGGAGTATCCATTACTCCATCTCTTGTTATAATTATTGAATCCATTAGTCCTTACGTGTTAAATTGTCCATACTACCAAACTCATCTATTGAATACCAAATCTGCTCCATCGTTTGTTCGTTAGTCATTGAAGCTAACAATACCTCTTGTGCCTCCTCATCGGTACATTCGAACATTTCTTGAACGTCCGTTACATTCCATAAATTGTCCACGAAATAACCATTATCTCGTAATACTTGCTTTGCTTGTTCGATTGTCATAAGTTCTAATCTTTAAGGTTACAGAAAAAGTCCTCGTCAACGAAATAGATGCCACCGTAGTGCTTCTCCATCATTTCTCTCGTTATGTCGGACGGATGATTAATCATCATGCCGTTCTCAAGTAATTCGTAGTAATACGAGTCTTGCAACTCATAATACTCGTTCTCGGTCAATTGTGTTATTGGTCTCATAATTTCTCGTATATTGTTTCACCATTACTAAATGTACCCACTACCTTTAGTGGCATACTTACTTGCTCAAACACTTGCTCGGTAAGAGCGATTAATTGGTCTTTTGCTCTATCTACCCATCGCTCCGCATGACGTTGTTGTATCTTTAATAAACCTTGATTCATGCATGAACAATTGTTACCGAACAAATTCTCAACCGAATTGTCGCTATCGCTGAACTCATAGCCATCGAAGATTGTGAACTCAAAGTCTAAACTCGCTCCCTCATAGTACCCCGAACGCATCTTTGCAACTATCTGCAACTCGACCTCTAGGTCGCCATACCATTTGCTTATTTTGTAGCTGAATAGATTGGATGCATTGTAATTCCTATCTCTATCGCTACCGTCCTCTTTACTGTACTGAATATCTTTTGGTGCGCTCTCCTTTGCTACCTCTCGAACGAAATCTACGAAGTCTTCAACGTCATCTTGCTCATCCATTAATACGGCAAATACTCTACTTGTATTTCCTCGTGCAAAATTACTTGTTCCCATGTCTTTCTATTTTAATTAATTTCCATTCATAATTAATACCATTCTCAAAATGCTTTACAATAGCACCCAAATTACTTTGAGGTATTTCTTGATTGATAACCTTCTCTATTAAACAGAAAGAGAAGGTATCTTCAAATGTTAGTTTAGTCATAATGTTGGTTTTTGTTAAAATAGGTTAAAAAATGTTGGTTTTGTGTCGGTTTTGTGTTGATTTTGAAGCATACTGAAAGAGCTATCTATCTATATATTAGTTAGTTAGCTATTTTTAGTGTTGAAATGTTGATTTTTCCTCTTATATTTTGAAAAAAAAAAAATATATATATATAATAGTAATAGTAGTAGTAATATATAAAAAATAAATTCTGCGTTTTTTTGGGGTGAAAATCAACATTCCGACACTAATCTTTTTTAAAAGATTGATAGTCATATTGTTAGCTGTTTTGATAGGTCTAAAAATCAACACAAAATCAACATTATTTGTCAAAAATCAACACTAATCCCTAATTTCCGACATTTTTGCTTAATTGGATGCCTACAGGTAGCATTTCAAATTCAGGACGTTCTTTTGACGGAACGATTAATAGGTCTAAAAGTTGTGCGACCTTTGACATCTGCCGACTTGTCGATTGTGAATAAATTCCATGAAGGACTAAACGTCTCTTGTCTATTGTTGCCACATGGGTGACATAGCTGATAACCTTGTTACCGTCCAAGAATACATTGTTGAATAATTTTATCATAGCCTATGGTTTTTAAGAGCTTCAATTAGCTCGTTAGTTAATGATTCTTTTACGTCCCTTGATATGCGCTGTTTGTTGTTGGTAACTTTCCATTCGTTAACGAGCTTCGCTCTCTCTTCTTCTATTCTAAGATAAACAGCTTGCTTCATAACAGATTGGAAAGCGTAACTCTCCCACGTTCTGTTAATATAGTGCGCTGAATTTTTCATCTCTAAGATGCCGTCAATAAACATTTGTGTATCGTGCGCAAATCCACCTCGTGTATTTCGTGCGCTATTTTTAAATTCTATTTTCATAATTCGTTTAGCATTAATTGATATTTTTTAGGTAATTTATTGTACATAGTAATTGTATGGGTGCTACTCCATTCGTTTTGAAATCTTTCTTGAATAACGGCTGTTTTTAAACCGTCACCAAAACAGATGGTCGTACCGTAGCCTAAGCTACCTTGTACGATTTCAATTGCGACTTCACCGCCACGTTCAACGTAGCGGTTGATTAAGTCTTCGACTGCTGATAATCTGTAGTGTTTCATAAGTTGTCTATTTGAAAGTTAATAAAGCTTTGTTGTTGTGTCATCGTGCCTGTTTTTTGAGGCGTAGGAAGATATAAACTCTCTTGTGCTATTACGTCATATATTGCGAGTTGTTCGTTCTTGTATCCCTCTCTAATCGCATCGCTTCGCTTTGCAAAGTTGTTGCTAACATCAAGGTATAAAACACCCTCATCTATCCACGCACCCATAAAGTTCTCTACCTCGTACAATTCGAAGCCAAATTCTTTGATAAATTGACATACCGCTTGTGTTACGTCAACTTCTTGAAATTTCATTTCAAAGCCTTTCTTACTAACCATATAGCCTTTATCAACAGTTCCTCCGTTAGCTAAATTGTACGTTGCACCACCATTCTCGATGATAGCTGCAACAAATTCTTTTAAGTTCTTCATAGTTTATAGTTTTTATTTGGTTAATATTATCCTTTAGTAAATACAATACCATAGTTTATGCTACGAATAGTCATCCATTCTCTTGCTTCTTTGGTAGTACCAATCATTACTTCTTCACCCTTAGCGGAATCATAGAATTTACCATACTCAATATCGAATACAGATGGATTCATTAGTTCACTATATATTCTATGAATGTCACTATGTTTATTGATGAAATCCATATCATTGTAAGTAAAACCATCCTTGGTTACAGGGCTCTTGTCTAGTCTAAAAAATCCTCCGTTGGTCATTGATTCGCTATAACTGAATCTCTTGAATAATCTAAGCCCATCGTCTAAAGTATACTCAATAAAGTATCTATCGTATTGATACATATTATCTTTATTAACTTTGTAGAATATTACATTGCTGTATTTGTCTAGCATTCTTTTAATTTTGCTCTCCCATACTTGTGGATTGTAATTACAACCATCGCTGTTGCGAATTTCATCTGCTGTTAAAATGTATGCTCTCATAAGTTCTATTTTTTGTTGGTTAGTCCTGCTACTTTTCTTATTCTTTCATTAGTAAACATTAATGACGCTCTATCCATGTAGTACCAATCAATACATGTTTTATGATTGGATTGAAAGTGATACTTATCTATTAAGTGCTTCTTATATTCTACATCATCTAACATTTCATTGACTATGTCTGCACACATATCGTAGAAGTGAGCCATACCATAATTATCTAAGTATTCTTCCTTGTTCTTTTTTGCCCAATCAAATAACTCTATTGTTACGGCTGATAAGATAAACATTTTATCTTTCATTTTTCTTTCATTTGCTTTCATAAGTTCTAGTTTTTACAAAACATTAAACATACTGCAATTATTGTAACATAAGCTACAAGAAAGTACAACAAACAGAAGAGCGTCCAAACGCCACTTCGCCCATAATACCACAATTTCCCACTTATTTTTTTGCCGTCCTTTGCTATTAAGTCGTAAACTGCAACGATTGTCATTAAGACAAATACTACTATTAAAATTGTCATTATTTCTAGTTTTTAAATTGTTAATACCAAACCTCATCTAAGGTATATTTGTATTTATTTTTAACGTAAGCGATGAAGTTATTCAAGTGTTTTTCATCGCTGAATTCTTTTGTCATGTTTACATATTTTCCGTATGCATCCATGAATTGTAGTGTAGCTTTCATCGGTTAGTAAATGGAACACGTAATTTTTTAGTTTTGATTAAAGTTCCTTGTAAAAAGAATCCCCAAATTTCAAAGCCATTCTCGATTTTAATTATTTTAGTTGTCATGATTTCTATTTTTTAGATGTTAATTGAATTGTAATTGTACCTATCATCGCAAGAGCTCCGCATCCGAAGAATAAGAGCGCAACAATGCTTTCATAGTTAGTCATAATGTTTTGGTCGTTGAAAGAAACGATTGGTGTAGCTATGCTTGTTAATCCGCTTAAGATTGTAAAGCCAATAATAATTGCTCTCATAATAATTAAATTTAAAGGTTAGCGCTGTTGTGCGTATCGCTCGCATAAATAGGACGTTCCTACAACAGCTAATATTTTGTTGCCTTGCACCGCATTTATATAGGTAGAATCGAACTACCACAAGGCTAATTTTTTTAGCTTTCTTTTCGCCTCATACCTTTGGTTATGTATTTTAGCGGAAACGTATCGTTAACGTCCAACGGTTTTTCGGTAATTAACCACCTGATTTTCTTCAGTTACGAAATTAGTACCTTCGTAGGAGGAGTGACCTTTTTTAAATTATAGTGTAAAGTTGCCTATCTTTCACTCGTAGCTTACAACTAAGTTGTTAAAAACATTGCATCCAATGTGAGATAACGTTTGTTGTATAGAACAATTTTTAATTCTTATTAATTAATCTCGTTTGATTAACTTGATGAAACAAAGGTAAAAACTAATTTTGATATATGCAAGCTTTTTAACATTTTTTTATTGAAAACCTACTTTAAACCATTTTAAACCTTTATAGTTCCTCGAAAGGTAAACGTTTAATATTTTATTGTTTCAGTTACTTGTTAGTATAATAGTTCATCACTTTAACGAAGAACAAGTTTCAATAATGTCAAAAATCAAATGTCAAATTTTGTTTTCAGCTCGTTTGCTTATTGTAAAGGTACTACAAGTTTTGACAATAGCAAGCGTTTTGAACAAAAATTTATCGAAAAGTAGCTAATTTATAATGATTCTAAATAATATGACAAGTAAAAGGAGCGAATTAATAGGGTTAAGTAATTGAATATTAGTTAGTTAGCTTAGTATTATATTAATGAATTGAAATTTATTTAGATTGAAATAAATTGAGGAGGTTTAACCCAAACACTAAGAAAGCGCAACAGAATTAAAAGTTTGCCGTTTCATAGGTCGGTCGGTTGGTAGGCTGTATGGTTGTTTGGTATTAATTAAGAGCGTTCTATTTAACATAATGTAAATTATACTACATAGGTATATTAACAATGGGTGCAACATAGCGGACGACATAACGACATACAGAACTAAAGGAGGGCGGGCGTATCGCTGTATCAGTCTAGTGTATTGGTATTAATACACGGCAGGCAGGCAGGCAGGCAGGCAAAAAGCCAAAAAATCGGGCGCAAAAATCCAAAATGCACACCCCCCACCCAAATTACAAACCGTTTTCCCTTCGCTAAAGTTTTCGTCCAATGGGGGTATTACCCAACACCTCCACATATCTAAAAAAATATTTATCTTTGTAAGAAAAAGGTATGGCACTAATGAAAATGGGTAGGAAGGGTGATCCACCTATCAAGAAAAAGAAGGCAACAGACACTAAGGAAGTAACTGTATCTGCTGATAAGCCAGTAGCTAAGTCTACTTGGGCTGATGTTGATTATAATGAGGCAGCTAAAAAAACAAACGCTAATGCGTTATCTACTTATGATAAACAATCTAAGTTTTATAATGAATCTCAGAAATCTGGATCTAAGGATTTAAAGACTATGTTTTCAGGAGGTGGTAGATATTTAAATACTGACGAGTTAAAGAGATGGAATTCTGAGAATTCTAATAACTCTGAAGATCGTGCTGGATTAGCTGCTGAAAAAATATATGTGCCTAAAGGATTTAAGTATGATGCTCCTAATACAGATAAAAAGGGTTCTGCTATTGAAGGTTATAAATCTAACGGTCCAGTTTATCACGAGTTTTTAAATAAACCTATTAAACCAAAACCGTTACCAGAGAAAAAAATCAATACAAACGACTTAGATCCTGGTAAGTTATCATTGTTAAAACCAAATCCATTACCGACTAAAAGAGGCAGTTTAAAGGAAGCTCCAGAAAAAGAAAAACCTGAAGATTGGTCAATCAAGAAAACAAGTAGATTTAGCGGTAAATCGATAAGTGACAGTGCTCCTAGTTTGAACAGACGTAAAGCTGTTAAGGGTGAAGATAATGTTAAATTTGGACAAGGTGTTGAAAATAGACGTGGTGAAAAGGCTGGAATTAAGAAATTAGCTTACGCAGCAGTAGCTAATCCATTACAAAGAGCTCGTTTCAATAAGGAGGTAAGACAAGGTAAAGCTTATTTTGGTTCTAATGAGGGATCTACTTCGGGTGATTTGGCTACAAAAAGATCAGGTTTAAAATCAGACAAGGCTGGATTAAAAACAGCTATTAAGGAAGTTCGTAAAGATAAAGCTTTGCCTTCATCATTAACTAAGTCTGAACGTATTAAGGGTTATAGAGCTGAGATTGGAAATGTAAACAAAGATTTAAGGACTACAAATAAAGCTAGTAGATATTTAAAAGACTTAGGTCAACCTTCAGCTAATAGTAAAATTACTGAATACAAAACAAGTGCTGGTGATGTTAAAAAAATAAATACTGGAAAGATACAGTACGCAACTCCTGGTGATTTTGAGGGTTACGCTGACTCTCCACAAAACAAGAGAGTTGACAAGTTGGCAAACCTAAGAATTAACCCAGCAAATAGAAATACCATTGAGTTACAACTCAAAACAAATAAAAAATCAAGCAATAAATTAAAAAATAGATAAATAAGCCCTCCAATCGGAGGGTTTTTTTGTTTTATGTCACATTTATTACTAAATTTGTGTCAAAATATAATAAAATGATAGTAAAAGAGATCCATTTTGGCGATGAAGGTCAAAAAAAGCTTAAAAGCGGCATCAAAAAGATTGCTGGAGCGGTAAAAAGCACATTAGGTGCAAGAGGTAGGACTGTTTTGATTGAGTCCGAGAATCACGTAGGTGGTTTAACAGTTACAAAGGACGGTGTAACGGTAGCTAAGTCTATCAATCTGTATGATCCGACTGAAAACTTGGCTGTAATGATGATGAGACAAGCTGCTGAGCGCACTGCTACGGTTGCTGGTGATGGAACTACAACATCAATTGTATTAGCTGAGGCTATTATTGATGCGGCTGATGATTTTTTAACACCAGAGGACAATGTAACGGAGGTAATTAGAGAGATCAACCAGATAACTTCTCAAGTTGTCAACCAACTAGACAAGTCTTCAAAGAAACTTAGTGGAAAGAAGTTATTGGATGTCGCTACAATATCTGCAAATAACGACAGAGAGGTCGGTAAGATGATCGCTGATTCATTCAAGGAGGTCGACATGGTTACTGTTGAGAACAGCATGACAACATCAACGTATGTTGAGATCATTAAAGGTATGAAGATCGACAGAGGATTTACCTCAAAGTATTTTATCAATGACCACAAGAAGCAAGAGTGTGTGTTAGACAATCCGTACATTTTGATTAGTGATCACGAGATTAACAACCTTCAAAACTTGGAGCGTATATTAATTCCTATCATCCAGAACGAACGTTCGTTGCTTATCATTGGTGAGTTAGGTCAGAATGCATTGAACACATTAAATCTTAATGTTGCTCAGGGAAAAATTAAAACGTGTGCTATTATGCCGCCATCGTTTGGTTACAGACAGAAAGACTTGTTGAGTGACTTGGCTGTGGCATTGGGTGGTACATACTTCTCTGAGGATACTGGGGATGACTTATCGTTGATTGATTTGGACCACTTGGGTTCAGCGTCTAAGGTTATCGTAAGTAAGGGTATGACAGTGTTTATGCACAAGGCTAGTCAGGAGGATGCGATCAATGGTCGTGTTGAGGAGTTAAAAGAGTTGAGAGCTGAGACATCTAATGCTGAGGACAAGGCGTTTTTAAATGAGCGAATTGCTAATCTATCTGGTGGTGTTGGTGTTATCTATGTGGGAGCATTGAGCGACATTGAACAGAAAGAAAAGAAGGATAGAATTGACGATGCTGTGTGTGCTGTTCAAGCCGCTTTAGAGGACGGAATACTTCCAGGTGGAGGTGTTGCATTGCTTAACTGTGTACCATCTCTTAAATTAGATAATACGGCTAATAAGATAATGGCAGCTGCGTTATTCGCACCATTCTTCCAGATTGTAATAAATGCTGGCAAGGATGCTGGAGATATATATGGTGGTATTGATGGAACAACTGGTTACGGTTATGACGTTAAGAACGAGCAGTATGGTGACATGATCAAGCTTGGTATCATTGATCCAACGAAGGTAACTAAGAACGCACTATTGAATGCTGTGTCTGTTGCTACAACAATTATGAGTACAAATGCTATTATAACAAATGTAAGAGATTATGAAGGTTCTAAATAAGTTTATATTAATAGAAAAGTCTAGTGCTCCGAATGAGAGAGCAAGCGGTCTATTGATGACGTTTGACGATACTAAAGAATTAAGATACCACAAAGCCAGCGTTATTGACGTTGGCAGTATGGTTAGTGGTATCGTTGCAGACGACACTATCTATTTTGATAAGTCTGCTGGGTATGATGTTTTAATGAATGAAAAGCGATTTACTGTAATTCAAGAGAAGGACGTTGTTTGCGTTCTTTAAGATCATCATTAAATTTATTAACAGCTATTGCAAGCACCTTATGATTATAGGGTGCTTTTTTTCTTAGTATCTTACTTCTCCTTTGGGACGATGGTATTGGTTCTAGTCCTAGCAGTTTTTTGTACATTGAGTTAACCATCTTTTTGGCTTTATAGGTAAGCTCATATAAATTTGCTTCATGCATATTTCCTTTTCTCCATACATAAATCCATTCCTCTCTAAGTAGTTTATTGAATCTAGTGCTATCCCAGCTTATAAAATTTTCTTGATCTCTAAATTGTTGTCTTGTAAAAAGCTTCTCTGAGTATAAGAAAAGAAGTGTATCTACTTCTGCTGGATTTAAGTTGTTATTTATTTGAGTCCATTTCTTTACTACTGACCAGTATTTAAGAAAATCGTAATCCCCTTGTGTTCTATTATATACTTTTTCTTTTCTGTGTGTAACTTTCTTTTTTACCTTTGGAATCATTTTATTATATTTGTAGTTCAAATACAAAGTTATGAAAAATAAAATCGAAAGATTAAAAGTTAAAGAAAATAAACTTGTTGCTAGAGGCAACAAAGCTGTTGATGAAGGTCGAGAAAAAAAGGCTGACAGATTATTAGGAAGAGCAGCAAGAGTAGAAAATCGTATCATAAGAAAAACAAAATGATAAAAGAAAAGAAAACTGGCGAAAAATACGCTAGTAAATCAGCGAAAGCTAAGCACGAAAAAAAAGAGTCTAAAAAAGAGATGATCAAAGAATACGGCATGAAAGCCGCTATGAAGAAGATGGCTAAAAAATGAAAGACCCTCGTTTAGAACGTGCTGGAGTTGAAGGTTTTAATAAGCCTAAACGAACACCTGGTCATTCGACCAAGAGTCATATTGTTGTAGCTAAAGTTGGTGATCAAATTAAGACAATTCGTTTTGGTCAGCAAGGAGTAAAGACCAATCAAACGGTTGGTCAGAGAGAGGCATTTAAAAGTCGTCACGCTAAGAACATTGCTAAGGGCAAAATGTCAGCGGCATATTGGGCTGACAAAGCGAAGTGGTCTCCTAGTAAAACAGCATCACCTAGCAAGAAATGGGTTAAAGGAAGTTAAAATGTCCGTAGCAAAAAAGAAAAACCCAGCGTTATGGGATCGTGTTGTATCTAGTGTAAAATCTGGTAGCAAAGGTGGTGATCCAGGACAATGGTCAGCTAGAAAAGCACAACTAGCTGTAGCTAAGTATAAGGATGCTGGAGGAAGTTACGTAGGTAAAAAGTCCGAGTCAAACAGCTTGTCCAAATGGACAAAGCAAGAGTGGAGAACCAAGAGTGGTAAACCTAGTAGTGAGACTGGCGAAAGGTATTTGCCTGAGAAGGCTATTAAGTCATTGAGTAGCAGTGAGTACGCTGCAACAACTAGATCAAAAAGACAAGGTGGTGGTACTGGAAGTGTTGTTAGGCAACCGAAAAGTATTGCCAATAAGGTTAAAAAATATAGAGATTAATGGGAACAAGTAAAACATCAAAATACTACGCAGATCACCCAGAGGCTGCTGAGAAGAGAAGAAAGTATCAGAGAGAGTTGAATGCTACTCCTGAGAGAAAGAAATATAGGTCAGACCATACTAAAGCTAGACGAGAAGCTGGTATAGATGGTAAGGGTGGTCCTGATATGAGTAAGAAAAAAAATGGTACTTTTGTAAAAGAAAGTCCATCGGTTAATAGAGCCAGAAATGGAGCAAACGGAAAAAGTACAAAAAAATAAGATATGCAAAGAAGAAAGACCAATCAGGTAGCAACAATTAACGGAGTAGCTACCATAACTTTTGATGCTTCGGTTGACTTTACAACTGATATAATTGAGTTTCCAGAGAGTATTCCTTGGGCTGTTCAGTTTGATGAATGGGATGTTACAGGATCTCCTACAGCTACAATTTTATGTTCAAACAGTCAGTTTGGTGATTTTTTACCATATAACGTTGATTCAACAGATGCTGATTTGACTGATTCTGCTAATAGAATTTTATATGATTCTATTTTTTCACCTAGATATATGAAGGTTCAATATACTGCTGTTGACGCTGTTGGAGATTTTAACCTAATAATTAGTAAGTAATGGCAATAGATTTAAGAGGTAGATTAGTATCGTTTTATGACGATATATCACTTTTCCCAACTGTAGGTTCTTTAAATACCTTGTATGTAGATAGAGGTAATCTAAATATATATATTTGGAATGGATCTGCTTATGAGCAATTTGCTGATGGAACAGTTACAAGTGTAGCAGCATTAACATTAGGTACTACTGGAACAGACTTAACATCAACTGTTGCAAATAGCACAACAACACCAGTAATTACATTGAACGTACCTACAGCTTCGGCTACTAATAGAGGTGCATTGAGCTCAGCTGATTGGACTACATTCAATGACAAGGTGGCATCAAATACAG